GGATGAAACATCCGCCGCCACCGGGCCGACAACCGCCATGACACCGGCAACAGACGCGCCCTTGATCGTGCGCGATTGCGACAGCGGGCGTTGCTGATCCAACGCATCCTTGGCACTGATCGGCGCAGGCGTATCGATATCATTAAAGAACAGGTGTCCTGCGGTTTCAAAGCAAGGCACCTTGCCCTTGGCCCAGAATGTCTTTGAACGCACCGCGCGGGTCAGGTAATGCGTTGCCGTGCTGGTCTGATCTTCAAGCCGTCCCTCGACCGCAAGCTTGGCAATTGCACAGCATTTGTCAAACCACGCACCGGATGCACTCATGATCCGCGACAGGTTCGGGTCGTTCTGATTCCAGCAGGAAAACTGCCACGCCTGTTTGCACACCGCAGCCGGGGTTGATGGCCAGTTGCGATACCCAACCCGGTTCATCACAACACAGGCAATCGCCTGTGCATCCGCAACGTCATTTGCCTTGGCCTCGCCATAAATCGTGCGGGCCAGCGTATCAATCTGCAAATCCATATTAACCCCCACTTGCCAACGCAATCATCAGCAGGATCACAAAGACAATGACGCCAGTCACAGCCCCACCGGCAACCCCGGCAATCGTCAACCAGACACCACCGATCAGGAAGAACGCACCAACCCCGCCAATCACGGCACCGGCAACGGCAAACACCCAGATCACCGGATCACGCATAAGATCACGCAGCAGTTTCATTTTTCCGTGCCTTTCGGCGCATAGCGCATCAGGAATTTATCCAGAAGGACCTCGCCACCCCGCGGCCCGAGCCACGAACAGACGCCGATGCAGGCAATCTGCTGGCTGCCGACAAGGTCAAGATAGCTGGCAACACCCACCCCGACCGCACAGCACAGAACCGCCATCGGCAGTTCCCACAAAAGATCCCATGACCAGAACCGGCGTTGGCCGACCCGTACCAGCCGCTGATGCCACAGAAGCCGCACCATCAGCGAAAAGGCCAGCAACGGCGCATTCAGCTTAAGCACATTGGCCCAATCGAAATCCGGCGGAATGTTTTCCTGCACCTTGTCACCCCCTGATGCATGAAGTCGAAACGGCAGGTTTGTTAAGCCGGGTCGCCGGGATCACCGCGCGATGCCGGAACCGGCGCGATGTGCTGCCACGCTTCACCGCTTGCCAGAAGGCACGTCACCTGATCGGGCCGGGTAAACAGGATTGTCCATGTCTGACCATCCGGTGCGCTCAGCACCTCGATCACCCCGCCGTTTGGCGTGACACCGACAGCAACAGGTTCCTCGGCATACTTTGCCGCAAGACTATCGATCACCTTGGCGCGATCGCCACAGACGGGGCTTGCGGATATGGCGGGCGATAGCGATAAAAAAAAAGACCGCAGCAAGTGCGATCCATAATGTGCGGTTCATGGTGAATCCTGCTTACGAGGTTGACGGCCAATAGCTGTCGGCGGTGTAATCGTATGGCAGTATGACCTCAAGCCCGTCAGATGCCGTCCGTATAGATTCTGCTTGCTCTTTCAGTTCTTGTGGCACCGGATCCCCGCCAAGAATCTCACGATCAATCATCCAACGCGGGACAATTTCATCAATCCGCCGACGCGCCTCGTCTTTGATATCCTGAATTGCTGTCGGGGGGTTGAAATACGCAACGATCAAAGGATCGTCATCGGTATAAGGTTCTTCTGCTTTTCCCGGCTGCGGGGAGTAATAAACTCCCCGAACCTCGCCGTTTTCAATGTGAGGATAGCAGGTCATTGGTCCACAACCTCAATCTTGCAGTACCAGCCGAAAACCGCCGTATTCGCTGTACCGTTTTGCAATCGTATGTTGAGCGTTTCACCTTCGTCAACTTCCCATTCTCCGCCCAAAACTTCATTGCTTCCGCTGTCTGCTGCGCATGAATGCAGGCACTGATTGTTCGATGTGATCGTACTGCCGATCCACGGGAAAATTACCGAAATCCCAGCAAAGTCATATCCCTCGATGCCGTAAGATTTGACCACAGCTTTTTTGCCTGCGGGAACCGTGAAAGGCAAACTTCCAGCGTTCAAAACACCGGCATTAGAACATGCAGGGTTATCAACAGAATTGTTGCCGGGAACGTTCTCTTGTCCGTAAAAAATAGTATGCATATCTAATCTCCTATATTTGATAGCCGACAATAGCCATTGCGTGCGTTGCCGTGCCAACGTTGACGCTAGCCCAATAGATCGTCTGGGACGGGCACTTTAAATCAATGAATGTCATGCGGATTGCGTAGCCGTCATACACAACCCCAGATGATTGAGCCGCAAGAGCCTGCGCACCAAGACCAGCCGTATCAGACGCAACTCGAACGCCTGCTGTAATGTTGATTGAAGCATGGCCGAACCAGCCGTCACAGGATTTGGCAATCGGCGGGACATGCGAAGAAAGACTGACGGATGTAAAAGATGAGACACCCGCGACACCAGCAAAAACAGAGTGAGGCTGAACGCTGATCTGTCGGTCGTTTTGCAAAAACGGAAAGAAGCCCCCGCTGCTATCATTCCTAATAACGCCGATCAGAGCGGAATAGGTGTAACCGCTCGGTAAGGTCGGTGCTGTTGCGCTGGTTGAAATAAGACCGTTGGTGCTTGTGCCGTTGTAAATGGCGTGAATGTAGTACCATGTGTCAGATGCTTCTGATCCAGCATCCAGGCCATTAACGCCAGACGCCGTGATATCAACCGTGAACGAAACGTTACTTGCGAGATAAGCGGAACCTAACGAGTTTTTCAAAACCAACTCGTCGGCGGTATAGGTTGCTGTTGATGCGGTCGCGTAGGCCCCGACAAGGTTTTTAGAAGCCGCAGATACTGTTGATGAAAATATACCTGTCAGTTGCGACCCATCCCCATCCGCCCGAAGCAATCCTGCACTACCACCTGCTGCAATATCCGACGCCTGCAAAAATGCAGATGTCAGATCGCCCCGATCAATCCATGCGGTGTTTGCCGCATTGCGCTGCTTAAGCCGACTGTTGCCGGTATCCCCCCACCACATAAGCGGCCATGTCGGGCTGGGCGCGGTTGCCCCCATCTGGCATGTAGCAAGCGCCTCGATCGCACCATTCACATCCGACCGGACAACAGCACCCGAACCATCGGCAATATTCATGTCATGCTGTGCCATCAGTCGTCACTCCCCGCCTTGCGCTTGTTGCGGAAATCGCGCCAGTCGGTGGCGACTGGAGCCATAGAGATGCCTGCATTTTCCAGCGCATCGATGATCGCGATCATCGCATCTTCGGCGCAGGGCATTTTATCGCGGATCGGTTTGAACTGACCGGTCTTTGCGATGTAGCGAAACAGGCTTTTCTGTTCCAGAAGGTCACAGCCTGCCGGAAGGTCAACACCTGGTTCGTCAAGGGCAACTTCCCTGATTCCGCGCAGGATGTTTTGATCATCCAGAACGGCAACCCATTTGGTCGCCGCACCGGAAGTGCGCCGTTTTTTAGCCATGTGATTATCCTTGATTATGCAAGGCTTTCCGCGCGCACGCGCAGATCGCTGATCAGAACGTTATAGGATCCGTCCGACACCGTGATTTCGGTGCGGTACTGCGCTGCCAGGCAATATACCTCTGCCCGGTCAAGCCGCTGCCACGCCGACCATTGCGGTTCCGGCACGATGTCCGGATCATCATCTGTGGTGCGATACCAGGTGATGGCATCACCTTCACCGCCACTTTCGCCGTCAAAGCTGGCCCAGCTATCAACCGTGCCCTCGCGCTGATCAAACAGGTCAATGACATTGACAGTCTGCAGACTGACCGATGCGCTTAACACCCGTCGGCTTTTGGTGCCGAAATGATGGCCCGCCGCATGGGTATAAAGCCCGCTTGCGACGATACCGCCATAGGCATCAAGCGAGGCGATTTCATCAAAGGCCGGAATATCGTCAAACATCCCCGACCCGGTCAGTTTCAGGTCTCCGCCATCGACCGCAAGGTTTTCAAGCGTGCCGGACCATGCCGGACTTTCGACCAGATCAATGACATCGCCATATTCCTGCACTGTTGCACCATCGGTCGAAACCCATACCGCATCGGAAATCGAACCGGACGCATCAACAAATTGCAGAAGATAGCAACCTGGTTTCAGCGGCAGGACCGCCACCGTATCCCCGCCCGGAACCGGCGCGCCAATCGTGGAACTTTCCGACACCAGCGGGTCGCTGCTTGCCGGGGACCAACGGAACCGCACCTGCCCGCCCATCCGAACATCAAGTTCCGTGGATCGATCCCAACGCAGAACCGCAAGCCCGCCAAGCGCCGAAATCGTCAGCCCGGTTGCCGCCAAAGGCTTGCCCGGCAGTCCATAGATTTCGCGACGTATCGTGACATATTCCGAACTTGCGCCAACCCGGTTGACCGCCTTGACCCGGAAGTCATAGACACCGGCCGGCATATCGAATATTTCAAGTTCCGGTGCCGGGACAGGTGCATATTCCGTCCAGTCCAAAGCGCCGATTTCGCGGCTTTCAAACCGGTAGGACACGACAAACCCGTCATCGGCCTCTCCCGCCGACAGCACCGCCTTGATCTTGACACCGCCCCCTTCGCGGGTTTCATACTGGACCTCCGTCACATCCAGCCCGTCAGGCGGCGCTACATCACCCGGCCCCGGCAGGGTATTGGCCGACGATGCCGCGACGATGGTTTCATCATCGGCGGTCCAGTCATAGACCGCCGCCGCCGTCTCGCGCAGCGTGATATCCACACCCAGCCGGATCACATCACCATCATCGCGCGGTGCCAGACGCCAGGTCACCACCTCGAACGGTTTGTTATCCCAGCCATAGGCAGACCGGGTAAAGCCGACGACATCGCCGACCTGCACCGCAAATGCCTTTAGGTTGCATTTAAGTTCAACCTCGGCCTGCAGACGGTTCTTGAACAGCGCCTGCTTCTGCAACCGCTGCCCGCAGGCCGGTGACGTGGTGAACAGGAATTCACGGTCAACCGCGATTTCGCGGCCCTGATCCTCGGCAATGAAGGTTGCCGATTTCAGAACCGGTAGGTCGGTCGGCTGCCACAGACTTTCGGGGGATGAATACACCCCGCGCACCACGTTAAACAGATCGCGTTTTGACTGCCGGGTCCGCACACGGATCGGGCCGTCAAGCCAGCTTTCATCGATTTCGATTTCCGGCGTGCGGTAATAGCCCGGCAGGATCGACCATTTTCCGCCCGCACGGGTCGCAATACCGCCGCCCGGATTAAGCAATTCGCGCAGATTGTCACCGACCGGATTGCCGGTATCAATCACCCCGGAAACGACATAACGTTTTTCCGTGCCGCCCGCCGCCAGCGTGACATCTTCATCACACACATTGGCCGACGCGATAAGGGTATCTTCCTCTATCGCCTCATAGCCCGAACCGACACCGTCGGAAATCTTGACATAGTCGGCGGTTACCAGCGCCCAGTTATCGGTGTAACCGGTCGTATCGCTGCGCGGGTCATAGATATCTTTCTTGCCCTTGACCAGGCATTTGATCTGCGGGATGCCGCCCGCATAAATGTCCTGGTCATAGGTCAGTTCACAATACAGCTTGGCGCATCCGCGCTGCCGATGATCAACCGTCCATTCGCTGTTGCGTGCCCGCATCGCGGCCAGCAGGTCGGCATCGCCTGCATCCGTGCCGTCACCCTTCCAGAACCATGCAAACCCGGCATATTTGCCGATGGCATTGCCTGTGCCCGATCCGGAAAACACCTTGGTATCGCCAAACCAGATATCGCCGATTTCCTCGACCGGATGACCGGTCAGGGTGATCAGCCATTGCAGCTTGCGCTTGCCGTCGGTGACATTCATGTATGTCACCGGGCCGGATGCCTGCACCTCGCCATAAATGATCGGGCGGGTCGCCAAAGGCTGGCGCACCATCTGGGTCCGGATTGAAAGGGCAGAGGCCGCCGTGATACCCGCAGCCTTCGATTTCGCAGATGCGCCGAACGCAGACGCAGCCGCAACCGAAACAACCGCACCCACCACAGCACCGGCAAGACTTGCGATCCAGCCCGCCGCAAAGGCCGCAACCGCCGCCTTGGTCCCGGCCGCCGCCGCTGCTGCTGCAATGACCGGGATCACCTGTGGCATTCGTCAGACCCTCCAGGCACGCAGGCCCGATTTGATGGATAGATAAACCAGACCGGCGGCACCCTGTGTCGCCCAGCGCGCCCCGATGCAGATCGCAAGCGCCTCGCCCTCATCGGTATTGACAAGGCCAACATCACCGCGCCGCGCCATCAGAACCGGGATTTCCGGCCAGCCAAGCCCGGCGGTGATCTTTTCCGCTGTCGCTGCAAGCCCACCCCCGGCAAAGCGTTTCAGCGCGCCATAGGCCCCGGTTTTCGTCTTGTATTTGCCGCGAAAGGCGCGGGCCGGATCGATCCCGGTGATTGCCTGCAACCCGTCACACACGGTCAGGCAGCAATCGGCAGAACCCCACGAAAAAGACCGCCTTGCGGCGGCCTGTTGCCAGTCTGACAGTTTGCTTTCCCAAAGTGGCAATCGCGTCACTTGATCTGCCCCCATGTGATTTCGGTATCCTGCAGGCGGTTGACGAACTCGAACCCGCGATCATCCGGGTAAATCGCCTTCTGATCTTCATCGGTAAACCGCCGGACTTTCGACCGTTCCAAATCGACCAGATCGCTTTCGACCGTCACCGATATCGTGATCGTGGTGGCGTCATCATCGATCACCGGCACGTCGGTCAGGCCGGAAAACGCTTTGTAAGGCGTGCCGATCAGAACACCGGTATCGGACATCGCGCCGACATGAAGATCACCCGAAAGGCCCTGCCGCATTTCGGTCAGCGTCAGTGACAGGTATTCAATCGGAATCCCGGACAACTGGAAGGTCAGGCCGTTGGCCTGGATTTCCTCGGTTTCCTCGATTTCCGATATACCGACGAATTCACCGCCGCCCAGCCATTCAAACCCGCCCCACGAAATCGGCCCGATCCCGGTCCACATCCGCACATCATCAGACGCCGCACCGATGCGACCGAACAGAACCGGCATCAGCCGGTCGCCCGACAATTGCGCCAGCAAATCCGGATCAATGTCGGTTCTCATGTGATGTACTCCATCGCCCCGAAGGTGATGCCGTCGTAATAATCACCGGGATTACCCCGCCACTGCCCGGTCTCACCGGGTTTGAGGCGAAACACCCCCTTGGGATCGCGATAAACCACCGTCGCCCCATCGACATAGGCCGCACGGGTGGCGGGCCAGATATCGATATCGGCCGCACCGGTCATTTCATCGGTGATTTCAACATCGTTCAGAACCATGTGCAGGCGCGATGCGCTGCCACTGCCAAGCTGGATATAATCCCCCTTCCGCAGGGCAAAGCCGTCCGGGTCGTCGGTTGTCCAGTTGATCGTCGATATGGTGCGGATCCGCGCGGCATGCGCCCCCGCAAGCTGCACGGTCACCACGTCGGTGTTATTCTGCGGGAACCGCGCCAAAGGATCATTGGCCAGAAACGGGTTAAGCGGCCCGCGACATTGCAAAATAAACACCTGCATCGCCGTGACATCCGCCCGCCGTTCCGGTGCGAACGTCATGGCGATATCCCAACGCTCCCCCTGATTGGCCTGCGCCTGCCCCTGAAAGGTAAAATTGGAAATCGCCAGCCCGACGGAATTGACCGGGGTGACGGTTATTTCCATCGGTACAGTTGGCAAGGCAATCGGATCGGTCATGTTTTAACGCCCCCTGATTGCCCGCCCGGCACTACCGCCGCGTCGTGCCTGATCAGACACGGCATTTACGGCCCGTTTGTTGAATGTGCTGTCAATGCGCCGAACCTCGCCGCCAATCGCCGTGATGGCGGTTTCAAGCCGTGCCATTCCCGCCTGATCAGCACCGCGCGCATCGATATTGAATATCGCCGAAGGGCCGCCGGAATTGGCGGCGGGCATTTTCGGCATCCGGATATCAACCGGAATCTTGCCCGACGGAACCGGCACATAGGCTTCTGGCACCGAACCCTCGCCGAACATCGCAAGCTGCGGCGAATTGGCGATGCCACCCTCGGAATACTGCCGCAATGGCAGTTTGCCGCGTGATGTCATCACCCCGCCATCGGCGAAGGCAAACATTGATCCCCAGTCAATACCACCGATGGCACCGCCAATCGCATCCGCCGCTGGCTGGGCGATTTGCTGCTGCCAGACCATTTCGGCAATCGACATCGCAAGCTGATCAACCTTGCCCCGCGCGTCATCCGCCCAGCCGCCAAGATCGGAAAAGGCATTACCCAACACACGACCGACTTCCTTGCCGGTTTTGTTCAGCTTTTCGTTGGCCTTGGTCAGATCATCCGCTGCCGCCGATGCCGCCCGGCCATAGGTTTCCTGACTGATCGCGCCTTCCGCCAGCAATTCGCGAAGCCGCTCGATTTCGTCGTTGTATTTTTCCTGTGCGGTGCGGTTGGCTTCGGTTACCCGTGCGCCTTCCTCCATGACCTTGGCTTCACGATCAAGGGCATCGTTCAAATCGTCCAGACGCTGCTTGTAATCGTAAACATCGCCCGCCAACTGCCTGATCAGGATGCCTTGCGCACTTGCACCATCAACACCGGCACGGCGCAGCGCGTTATTTACCTCAAGCTCGCGATTGGTCAGCTCAAATGCGGAAAGCTCGTACTGCAGAGCTTCGATCACAGCACCGATTTTCTCCGCCTGCCGTTCCGCATCATCCGCAGCCTTTTTGCGCGATTTGTCGGCCTCTTGCGACGCCTTGAATTCCTCGCTGGAATCAATCGCTGCGGTCATACTGTCATTCAGATCGTCGAATTTTGCCTGCAATTCGGCAATTTCGTTGATCTGATTCTGATAGACACCCGCATCAATCGGTTCATCACCAATACCGAACATCGGATCGTTCGACATGGCGTTGATGCGCTCGATTTCTGCCTTTCTGATTTCCAGCGCAGCCTTGGCAGCTTCCAATCGCGCCTTGGCGGTTTTCAGGATTTCGTCGCGCTCATCGCGCAGGAGTTCGGCACTTTCTTTCTGCTGATCGTTCAGCTTTTTAATGAATTCCTCGGCCTTCTTCACCGACTTTTCATAAGCTTCAAGGCTGGTTGCGGCTTCATCGGCTGATTCGCTGGTATCCCAGAACGCAATCGCCAAAGCCCCGGCAATGGCTGCCGCAGCGCCAATAACAGCACCCCACGGACCGAAAGCCCCAAGCAACTGCGATGCCTGCTGCGTTAGGGCCACAAGCACATTCTGTCCGCTGGCAACCTGCACCGCAAAGTCACCGACCTGATAACCTGCCTGCTGTGCGATAGCACCAAACCGGCGGTAATTCGGTGCTGCCTTGACAACCGCATTGTCGTTTGCCGCGACCGCAACACCCGCCTGATTGAGTTTTGCGACATAGGCATCAAAACGGTCATTCAATCGACGATATGCCGCCCCGGCCTGTTCAGCCGTAATAATTCCCTTTTCCTGCGCAATGCGAACCTTGTCCGACTGGCGCTCTAGGTTCTGGCCCGCCCGCGCGACCGGGTCCATTGATGCCTCAAGCTGATTAAACGCCTTGGCGGCCCGTTTGGTGCTGCGGTCCATATTGGTTGATGTGGTATCAACCAGTCGCCCGGCCCGTTTGAAGTTCGCTTCAAGCCGTTCAAGTTCCGCATCAATCGAAACGGACATACCGACTTTTTGCAGTTCGCCCGCCATCACACACCCTCGCGCAAAGCTTCGCGGATCGCCTGGACGATCAGCCGTTCGATTTCATCACGGTTGCCGTCCATCGCACGTTCAAGGATGCGAAGGGCCGGGCGTTTCGGCACGCGCATCGTGAAACGCTTGCCATTGCGACGATAGGAAACCTCGCCGCCCTTGGTCCCGCCATCGAGAAACCGGAACCAGAAATGATCTTCCGCAAGGTCACGGGTCGGCAGGCCGATATCGTAAGAAAGCCCACCATCCCCAGCCAGAATCGTCAAACCGTCTCGTGCATGCGGGCCGGGATTATCCCCGTCAATCGGCGTCAGCGCCTCCATATCGACCAGCACAAGCTGTGCTGCCTTATGAAGGACTTCCTCGACATTCTCGCGTATCCGCGACGGAATGCCGTGCTGCAGCGCCGCCACCAGTTCCTTTGTTCCGGTGACGGGCATGGCGGCTATCTCCGTGACGGTTTCCAACCCCGAAGGGCCGCCCGCAATTTGTCGGCGACTTCATCTTTCGATGGCTGCCGTGTTTCCGGTTCGTCATCGACGCCATTGCTTTTGCGCAGGAAATCGATCTTGCCATCAAGGGCCAGAAGAATGCGCGGGACCGGCGTTTCCATCGCCTGTTCATCCGACCAGCCAAGCCAGCCGGTCGCATAGCGATAAACAAGGTCCCACCATTCATCGAGACTTACGGCTTTCCCGGCGCTGCATCCGCATCGCCCGCATCATCAGCAACATCGTTGCCATCAATGATCGGGCGGCCGCCGTTCAGAAGAACGGTGATGTAATTGATCAGATCCGAACCAAGCTTCGCCTTGTCCGGCTCCTGCCAGATGGTCGTGACCAGATCGTCATATTCCGACGGCTTGAGCTTCAAGCCAGCCCCGGCAACGATGATCTGGGCCATCGCGTCGAAATCAAGATCACGCACCTTGCGATAGGCCGGGTTAAGGCCACCGGCAAAGCTGTTAATCATCCGCACTGCGGATAGTTTCGGCGCAAGATAATGAACAGTGCCCGCGACCGTAACGGTCAGTTCCGGGGCCGTCGCAACGGCCTGCTTAGTCTTGGTCATGTGAATACCTTTCGGGGATCGGGGGAAAGAGGGCGGGCGCGAACCCCCGTCACGCGCCCGCCTGCCGCGGCAATCTGTTAAACGGCGGCGACTTCAATCGGTCGGGTATTGATCCCGATATTACAGGTGGCACCGACAACACTTTCAGGACTGCCAATCTGACGACGGAAAGACATCACACGCCCGCGGAAAAAGAATGTCGTCGGGCTGGAAGGCGAACCGGTCCCGGCATCATTCAATGTCACCTTGAACGCCCATTCGTTGTCCGACGCCAACGCAGCCTTGCATTGGTTCTGCCCAGTATCATCCGGGTCATAACCAAGCTGCAAAGGCAGTGACCCCGGATCCTCGGTGCCCTTGAACTTGCGCACCAAACGATCCGCAAGCGAGACATGGGTAATCGTCGAAAATTCCGCCCCGAATTCACCCAGATCGGTAATTTCAGCAACTTCAAGGTATGTTTCCGCCTCGAACGCCGACTGCGTTGCCGCGACAGATGATCCGTCGGAAATAGAAAGTGTACACCCGGCCGCTGTTTGCACGGTCATGGCAATGGCTCCTTAGTTTTGCATGAAATGGCCGTCACGGCCGGGTTAAGGCCGGATGATCGCGCGCAGCGTCACCCGCCCGGTATAGGTCGTTCCGTCAACATCCTTTGACGTTGTCACCCGCTCGAACCGCAGGTTTTCACACACCCCGGCATCCATTGCCGGTCGCGTGTTTTCCGTGGTGGTGCGGATGGTATCGGCAATCTGCTTGACTTCCTTGCGACCGGCATAATCAGACCAGATCGACAGATAGACCATTACCGTTTCGCGGTACTGGCCCAGCGCCCGGCTGTTGGACACCAGATCGGCATCAACCGCCACATACGGGTATTGCGCATCATCGGGCACATCGTCGTAAACAGGACAGGACAACACCCCATCCAGCATGCTGACGATGGCCTTTTGCAGGTCAAGACTGCTCATTGCACCGCCCCCGTTTCCGCCTCGATCACGCGATCAAGGGCGCGCGCCACATCCGGCGCATGACGGATATCAAACACCATCCCGCCCCACGAAAGCCGGTCACTAGCGGTCAAACCCGCCCAGATACCGGCATTTCGCGACGTAAACCGGTATCGCGACATCGCCCGCTTGGCATCGCCAACCGCACTTTCATCGCCGCTGATCTGCAAACATTCCGCCCATACCGTGCCGATATCGGCCCATGTTTCCGTCGCACCGCCATAGCCATCCGGCGTGCGCGTGACGCGCCGCACCGTGACCCGCTGATCAAATGCGCCGGAACCGGCATTTCGCATTTTACGCCGCATCAGAACACCTGCCGGAACGGGCTTAACAGCCAGTCCACCGTTTTGTTTTGATGGATTTCGAAATCAACCGATTGCGCCTCGCGATGCTCATACAGATCACCGATCAGAAGCAGCCCCGCATTGCGGATTGCCGCCGGCACATCATCAGCCGCATTGCCGTAGCCCGCCACAAAGGTCACCGTCACCGCATCGGGAACATCGCGGGTTGATGGCCATGTCTGACTGTATGCCGGCACAATGTGCGACGGATATTTTCCCCGGTTCACGACCTGGTAAAGGCCGCTATCCAGGGTGATTTCATCGCCGTCATCGTCGATATATTCAATCGCCGATACCGTTTGCAAGGGCGGCAACGGCAGACGGATGGCGCAGGATCGCTGCGGAAAACGCGGCAATTTCATTTGCCATGTCTGCGTGATCAGGGCGCGGCCCAAAATGCCGTCAATCCCGTCAAGATGGCTTTGAACCCCGTCGCGATAGATCGCAATCAGGTCCTTGTCTTCTGGCGCTGCCGGGCTACCCGAAACGGGAACGCGCAAATGTTCATACACCCGCGCATCTTCCATGAAATCCGTCGCGGGCGCGACGGTCTGCACCAAACTGTAATCCATCGCCGCCCCGATCAGATGAAAGACATAAAATTCTATCCCGCCAAATCCCATGGCTTAGGATCGCCGTGATAGGCAACAATCGCCGCGTGATCTGGCAAGCCCCTACGGCAATGCACCTTGTAACTGACAATTTCGCGCCCGAAGCGTGCCGGGGCCTCTTTTAGCGTGGCGGCGATAAATCCCTGATCGCCCCAGCAATCGCGATGACGACACCGCACCATTGCGCCGTGCGGATCCGCACAAAACGCGTCATAGACCTCGCAAGGCGCATCATCGCACCAGCCCATCACACCGGATGCCGGAAGATCGGGGCGGTAGAAATCCGACAGCATGGTAAATTCGCGCACCGACAGCGGCGCGATATCACCGACCACATCGGTATCAAGATCAAGATAGATCACCGGCCCGGCAAAAAGGCCGGGACGAAACAGCTCTATCTTGGCAAACCATCCCGGCCAATCATGCAAAAAATCGATACGATCACAATCAACCGCAACATCAGACAGGCATACAAACCGCGCCGCAGGCGTCGCCGCTTTCACCTGACCCTGCAGGCGCGATACATGCCAAGCCTGGTATTGCCCGCCGCTTCGCAAAACGCTGACAACGGTCAATCCCATGCGAAAACATAATCCTTGTTAAACCGCGCCACGCATCTTGCGCCCCATTCTTCCATCAGCCGGTTGGCAGCAAAAGGCGCAACGCCGTATCGCTGGCAAAGCCCGTTTTCCTCGATCATGACAACCGGCCGGTCGCGCAGGATCGTCCGCATTGCGCCCAGCAAGGCGAACCATTCGTAGCCTTCGACATCCAGCTTGATAAAATCGACATCGGCAATATCGAACTGGTCGAGCCGCACGATTTCAGTGCCATCACCCAATGCAACATGGGTTTGACCGGTATTTTCCGCGCCCGATTGCATCGAACAACGGCCGCGCAACGCGCCAAGAGCGGATTGGCAGACAATGGCGCGCGGGTCGATCTTCTGGCAAAGGTCAGTCGGCTCGAACGCATGGACCGTATCGAACCTGTCACACAAAACAGATGTAAAAATCCCGCGATGTGCCCCGCCATCAACCGCCGTGCGCCAGTTTTTCACGAATTTGATCGCACCTTGCAGATGCGTCATATCGTGATGATCCGGAAGGTCTTTCAGGGTCATGTCACCAACGCCCTTTCAAGCGGAACCCGGTCAAAACATTCAAGCCGGGTCTGCCGTGATGCATTGATCACCTGCACCCCGGCCCGGTCCAGATCGGGCAGCATGGTTTCGAAATTGGCCCGCCAGCGGGCAAAATCGCGATCCTGCGGGTTGTTCAGACCCGTCGGATGATCCCCAAACCAGTGACGGCGTCCGTCATCGGAAATGCCCATGTCATAGCCCAGCAGAATGAGGCGTTTGGCCCCAAACAGCACCGCCAGATTGATCGCCTGATAGCCGCCATTGGCCCCGCGATGGATCACCGGCGGATTTAACGATATTCCCGGTTCATCAACGCTTGGCACATGGTGAAGACCATGTATCAGGCTGGCTTGCCTGTCTTGGGTCCATTTTTCGCCGTCGAAGGCTTTGACGCCGTCGTGGTGGTCCCACCATTTTCCGTCGCAGGCGTAGAGAACGTCTGCGCCGCCGGTTCCGTCCGCTCCGCTGGCGAGGTGCCAGGCATTGTTGACGGCGATGATCCGGCATTCAGCAGATCGGGCGTATTCGATGTCTGATCGGTCAAGGCTGGGTCCGTTTGCGGCGATGCAGACTGTTTGTCCGCGCCAGCGTCCGGCCCATTCGACTTTTTTGTCGGTTTGCACCGCCCGGTTTCCTCGGCAATGTCGGCAACACGCTGCGGCACCTGCCCGTCACCAACCGCCGCGCCATCGGCCACGACTTCATAGATGCCAGGCTGCACATCGCGCGGATGCATTTCACCGTTAAAGCACGCCTTGAATGCACGGGTAATCTGTATTTTTGCGAGTTTTGCCATATTAAAACAGGGTGCCCGATTTAACGGACACCCCGCCTTTCACTTCAAATTACGTCAGATCGGCGATCAGTCCGAAGTCGGTGCCAGCGCCGGATCGCCCAGCACGGCAACGAATGCCATCGGCGTTGCACCAGGCGTGTTTGCCGCAGTAGCGACCACACGGACATAGCGTTTCGTACCAATATAGCCGACGCGATAAACCGTATCGTCCTCGGCGGCGTCATCAACCGTCAGGAACACACCGGTCGAGGAATTCGGCGCAGTAACCGGCGATTTGGCCGAACCGACCAGCACATCATTGGCGTCGGTTACATCGGTAAAATCGGATGACTGGCTGTCACTGTGCTGCAGCTTGAACGCCCAGGACGGCTGCGGCGAGTTGGCGATATTGGCGACCGCGCCAACGCTGATGATGAATTCAGACGACGAAAAACCGGCAAGATCAACGCCACTGGCGGGCGTTACGGTTGCGGTTGGTGCCCCGACATAGTGCGACACCGCCTTGATATTGGAATGAAGATCACGACGGATCATATCCATTCTCCTTTGATGAAAGATAAAAAGGCAATGACCGGCTGATCAACAGCCGGTCACGTGTCACAAATCAGGAAGCTGCGGCCTTCATCAGCTTGATCGCATCGAAGTTACGAACATCACCGCCAACGCCTTTGGTGATGTAGTAACCAACATACGGCTTGTTGGTGTACGGATCACGCAGCAGGCGGAAGCCCATGCGGTCGATCAGGAAATAACCGCGCCGGAAGTTGCCATAGGCGATCGGGAAGGAATCCGCGCCAAGATCCGGCATGTCTTCCATATTCACGATCGGATAACCGTGAATGTCGAATTCAAGCGAACCTTCGATCTGACTCATACCGATCAGGTAACGGCCTTCCGCGTCCTTCAGCTTGCGAACGGCGGCTTCGACCGTGCTGTTCATCGTCCAGACCGAACCGGCACGATAAGCCTGGTTAAGCGCATAGATAGTGTCGATAAAGCAATCGGCTTTATCGGCACCGCTTGACAGGGACGGGAACGCGCCCGCATCGCCGATGGGGATATATTGCAGTTTGCCCCATGGACGATCATTCTTGTCGCTGGTCGTGACGGCTGTGTCCTTGTAGGACATATAGCCCTTCGGCTTCATGACACCATCACCGGTCACACAACCAGCGTTTTCGACACGGATCATTTCATCTTCGGTATCTTCGATAACGAAGCTTTCGACATCCATGCTTGCATCGTCAAGCATCGACTGCGTGACTTCGGGATAGGCATACTGTTCGTGGGTTTCGATGCGCTGAATACCAACCTTTCCAGTGTCGGTATTGTTACGCTGCGTACGCTCACCAACCCAGCCACCAGACGTGCCCTTGCTCGACTTGTAAGGCGCTTCCCATGCCGACGTGCCAATGCGGATCACGCGGGCAATCTGGCGGATCGGCGAGGTTTCAAACAGGCGGCGCTCCATTTCGCTCGACATTTCAGTCGGCACCATGTACCCGCCATCACGGTCGGAACCCACCGAAAGGGCGGCACGGATATCAGGACCCAGCATGTCGGCATTAAGCCCGCCACGGACCAGATCACCAAAGGCAGAAACATAGTTCTGATAGGCTTCGATATCAGCCGGATCACCAACCTTTGCCTTTTTGCCCCGCGCACGGGTCATAAAGCTTGCGGCATGTCCCGCGACAACTGCCGCATTATCACCACCAAGACCACCAACCATGGAACGTGCCGCCTGCTTGGTCGCGGTATCCAGCGCGGCCTTAAGATCGGTAATTTCCTTGTTGATGTTGTCGACGGTATCGCTGTTAGCCTTGCCTTTCAAGGCCGCGTCATTTTCCGCCTGGAATTTGGCGAAGGTATCCTGCAGCTTGTTGACGATAGCCTTCGGATCGCTCACGTCCGGGTTCGGCGTCGGCTCCGGACCGTTGAAAGCGGTGATCTTCGCCGTTGGTTTACAAATCGCGTTCATCGCGCAATGCTCCGTTCAAGTTTATCGGAAAAGGCCGACAGTGCGGCCCAGAATTCTGCGTTTTCGGCGTCATCACCAGCATCCCGCTGGTCATCGGCTTGGTTTCCGCGTGCGGCCATTGCCTTGGCCTGCGCACGGGAATGCCCGGCATCCCGCAGGGCACGTTCGGTATCGCGAATGGTCGGACCGGCTGCCTGCGCGGCAAATCCGCGCAACCCGTCCGGCACTTTCGCAAAACAGGAAAGATCGAATTTGGCTTTCGCTTCCTCGGCCTTGCCAACCACATCAGCAAAGCCGTTTTCACGGGCATCTGCCGCCGAAAGCCAGGTTTCATCGTCCATCATTTCGACGATTTCAGCACGATCCATGCCGGTGCGCGCTGCATATGTGTCGGCAAGCGCACCGTCGATCTGTTCCAGAACCGCTGCAACATCGGAAATCGCGTTGCGATCCCCGACGGCCAGCGTCCATGCATTGTGGATCATGAAGAATGCGTTATCGGCGATGGTGATCTTGTCACCTGCCATCGCGATCAGGGATGCCGCAGATGCTGCAAAACCCGTTACCTCGACCTCGACCCGCGCCTTATGCGCGACCAGATCGTTGAACATCGCAATGCCGTCGAAAACATCCCCGCCCGGCGAATTGATCCGAATCCGGATCGTGCCGCCGGTCACATTCCGAAGCTGCTGGCGGAAATCCTTGGCCGAAACGCCCCAAAAACCGATTTCGTCATAAAGATCGATTTCGGTGACATCCCCGGCGTTCTGCACGTCGAACACCCGGCCACTTGCCCGGTTAAAAAACGGGCGAGCGGTCGATTGTGTCAACCCGTCCGGCATTGCGATGGGCGCAGGCCCGTTAAAGAACCGCTGGCCGTTATTCAGTCGCCGCATTGTTCGCCTCCGCCTTACGGTTCATGCCTTTGAACGTGCCATCATCAGGCTGCATGTTGCTTTCGATAATGTAACCGTCACCACCCGCATCATCGCGGTTGTTCATTTCTTCCAATCCGCGCCACTCGTTCGGGTTGATCACGCCGTTGCGGCGCTGAATTGCCAGACCTTCCTGCCGTGACTTGAAATCACCACGCAGCAATGCATTGGTGTTGAACTTGCAGTAAAGGTCAGGATCGCCCATAAGATCGCGCTGTGCGGCCTGTTCCCACGCCACCAGGTGCGGCATCAGACTGGAATTCACATATTCCAGCGATTGATGTTCGATGTTGCTGAATGTTGCCCGGTCCAGATCGCCGATCTTGTGCGGCGGAACGCCAAAAATGCCGCAAATTTCGGTGCGGTTGAATTTACGGCTATCAAGATACTGCGCATCTTCCATAGTCAGGCTCATGGGGTTGTATTTCACCCCCTGATCCAGAACAGCAATCCGCCCGGTATTTTCGACGCCGCTATAAAGCGTTTCAAAGTCGGATCGCATCGCTTTTTTGTCTTCGGGTCCGATTTTGCCACCGGCTTCCAGCGTGCCGCTTGGCCGCGCCCCATTAGCAAAAAACCGGCTGCCATGTTCTCGGAGCGCAAGCCCATCGCCGATGGTTTCACGGTAATGCGCCACCGTATTAAGCCCGGTAACACCATCATCCGACGGCCCGCGCAGGTGAAACACCTCTTTTTGCTCAAGGACAACGCGCCGTCCGTCCTTGCGGGTATATTCGTAGGTGATCGCAAGGGTGCGATCATCCTGCTTTGGCACCACCCGATCAGGATGCAGGGGAATAAGCTCCTGTATCCGGCTGCCAAATCCACGGACAATAAGAGCATAACCATTGCCGCGAAGCAGCTTCGCACGCTGCTGAAACTGCTTGAACTCGAACGCGGTCTGCCATTCGTTCGCGCGCACCTTCAACAGGCTGTAAAGCGGATCATCCTTTGCCGCTTCACGGCGATCCCCCGTTTTCCGATACACAACAAGCGGTAGCGCCGCAATATCATCCTGAAGAACACGAACACACGAACCGACAGCAGCGAGTCGCGCCGCCGTGGTGTTATTGACCACCACACCGGATGACGAACGGGAATCGCCGACCAGTTCCCGAATGGCTTTTTCAAGCTCCATCGGGTCGGTAATGCGGTTTTCATTGCGGGGACGACCGCCAAGCCCGGTCAGTTGTCCAAGCTTACTAAACAGGCCCATCGGCTGCCCCCGTCA